TCATCGTGTCATCTCCTCGCATGCACCTTGGGCAAGAAGTGCCTGATAGTGCGCATTACCCAACAGCTCGTCGTGTTTACCGACCACAGCAATGCGCCCGCGTTCCATGACGACAATCTGATCCGCGCCCCTGATCGAGGCCAGTCGGTGGGCGATCACAATCACGGTTCTGCCTTTGGCAAGAGTCGAGAGAGCTTGTTGGATTTTCGATTCCGATTCCGGGTCCGCCATCGCCGTCGCCTCATCCAGCACCAACACTGGGGTATCAACCATGAGCGCCCGGGCGATCGCGATACGGGCTGCCTGCCCGCCCGAAACGTGGGTGTCCTCCCCCATCACAGTGTCGTAACCATCTGGCAGGCTCATGATGAACTCATCGATCTGCGCTGCTCTCGCCGCCTGCCGCACCTGATCCAAGGTTGCGTCTGGCGCGCCCAGGGAAATGTTGTTGTGGATGGTGTCGCGAATAAGCTGTGCATCTTGCAGGACGAATGCAACCGTCGAATACAACACATCCTGGGAAATGTTCTTTAGATCAACCCCGCCGATAGTGATCATGCCAGCGTCCGGGTCATCGAAGCGGGCCATTAGACTTGCCAACGTCGACTTGCCCGCACCCGACGGGCCAACCAGCGCGGTCACCGTGCCTGCCGGAATGCTCAAACTCACCTCGTCTAATGCCTGGGTGTCATCATAGGCATACGACACACCCCGAATCTCAATATCATGACCCTTTGGTGTCTGTGGCGCATCGGGCTGAGGCAATGCCGGTAGTTCCATGACGTTCACCAGCCTCACTGCCGCAGACCCTGCGAGCTGGTACGACCAGGCGATGGTTGCGACTGCCATCAATGCGCCCGGCAGCACCAAGGCGATCAACGTCGTCGTTATCACCTCGTAGATGCTCACCCAACCGGCGTTCATCATCAACGCGCCACCGCCAAGGTTCACGATCAACAACACCGGGATCGACACCCACGAAAATGAGGCGACCGACATCGACACCAGCGGCATACACCACGCCCGGTAGAACTTAGAAAACTCGTTAGCTGCATCTAAATAGGCTTTATGTGCTTGGCCGACCTTGCCGAACGCTTTCACCACTGAGATACCGGCAACGAACTCGGCCATCGTTGCCGAAACCTGAGCGAGCTTGGTGTCCATTTGCGCGGTCTTCTCATTCATCCCACGCATCGACATGCCATACATGCCCACATAGAGCGGGATCGTCGCAATCGACAGCAACGCGAGTCGCCAATCCACCACAAACGCATACATCAACAAGGCGAGCGGGGAGACGATCGCGTTCAGTTTCTCGATCGGTCCGTGCGCGATTACTGTGTGCACCGTGGCTGTATCATCCTGAATGGTCTTGCGGATCTTCCCCTCACCCTCGCGGGTAAACCACGACAGCGGAGCAGTCGACATTCGGGCGGCAATTTGCCGGCGCATCTGGTTACGCAACGACAGGTCAATAAAATGCGTCACGCCCAATGCAACAAAATATAAGGTCAACCGGGTCATGTATGCGCTGACGAGGAGTATGACGATCCAGTTCACTCGCGACGGGTCCACCTGGTCTTGCATAAGTTCTCTGCCAAGCTCCACCAGAGCCACATACGGGGCAATGGCCAACACCCCGGAGGCGAACGCTAAGACCTGCGCGACGAACAGTTTGCCTTTCACTGGCTGCGATAGTTGACGGATCGCGTTCTGGCCAGCGACAGATTTTTCCTTCGCCGACCCATACTCACCGTCAACAACCTGATCTGTTACACTATCGTCCACGTAAACACCATCCTTCTTAGGTAAGTCTAACCTTACTTTATTTCTGGGAGGTGTACCTAACCGTGCACGTCAACCGCTACAATATCACCCTTGCAGGGTCATGCTCACCTGTTCACCGGTGCGAAATACGAATCGGATCGTATCCTCGTCTACGATGGCGTGGTCGATGAGTGCGCTCCACTGGGCGGGGCGAAAATCGCTCACAGGTTCGCCCGCCAGATCGCCTAGGGCTGTGGTGACGGCGGCGTGCTTGGCGGTGTTCGCTGCAATATCTGCCTCTAGGCTTGTTTTGCGTGCGAGCGTCTTACGGTAGGCAGTATCGAGCTCTGTGTACTTGTTTTGGTAGGCGTCTTGGTCGAGCGCGTGGCGCTGGTTCTGCCCAATCAGTGCCTCAATCTGCTCAGTGAGTTCCACGATTTTTGTTTGGCAGGCGGCGGCTTGTTCTTCCATACGGCTCGTATCAAACATGGAGTCAAGAATCTGCGGTAGCTGGCTTTCGTAGCGATGGCGGGCGATCAGTTGGTTGAGTGCTTGGACGAAAGCGTTCTTGATATCTTCGTTTTTCATAGTCGCGCTGCTGCAACGGCGTTCGCCTGCATATTTGTGGTTGCATTGCCAGACTGTGTACTTATATTTCGTGTTCGACGCCCACGTCTTACGCCCATACCACGCCCCACACTGAGCACACTTGAGCCGGGTGGAGAACAAGCCGACCTTCGCTGACGATATGTTGCCATGTCGGGTGGCGAGTTCGTATTGCACCTGATCCCAGATACGCGGAGCAATAATCGGCTCGTGATTGCCTGTTACGTAGTATTGGGGCACTTCACCTTCGTTGACCTTCATCTTCTTAGTAAGAAAATCGGTGGTAAACGTCTTTTGCAGCAGGGCATCGCCCTTGTATTTTTCATTCGACAAGATCGAGCGCACTGTCGACGTTGACCACACTTCTTTCCCGCGCGGGGTGAGGATCTTGCGGGCAGCGAGTTCGGTTTTAATCTCACTAATAGCCATCCCGTCAAGGAAGAGCTGGTAGATCAGCCTCACGGTCGGTGCCTGGGTTTCATCGATGACGAGACTGCCGTCCTCGCCTTTCTTGTATCCGAGCAGGGATTTGTAGGGCACCATGACTTTCCCATCTTGAAAACGTTTCCTGTGTCCCCAGGTGACGTTTTCGGAGATAGATCGGGATTCTTCCTGGGCCAGGCTGGACATGATCGTGATGAGCAATTCGCCTTTGGCGTCAAAGGTGTAAATATTTTCCTTTTCGAAGTAGACCTCCACGCCTGCGTCTTTGAGCTTGCGCACGGTGGTCAAGGAGTCGACGGTGTTGCGAGCAAACCGGGACACACTCTTGGTGAGGATCAGGTCGATTTTGCCTGCCAGGGCGTCATCGATCATGGTTTGGAATCCCTCACGGCGCTTCATAGAGGTGCCAGAGATACCTTCGTCGGCGTACAGGCCCGCGAACTGCCAATCATTACGGGAATGAATGTAGGTGGTGTAGTAGTCGATTTGAGCCTCGTAGGAGGAGGTTTGTTCTTCCATCTCGGTAGAGACGCGAGCATACGCCGCCACCCGTCTGCGCGCCGGTACCCCAGATAGGGTTGTGACAGTTCCGGGTTTCTTTGTTGCGGGTATCGCAGTGACCGTGCGACTCATGCCAGCCTCCCCTCACTGGTTAACCCCACCGGCGTCATAGTTCCATCCGCGAGGTGGAATGTGAGCTGGTGCGAGAAGGCTTCAATCATCACGATCTGCTCGCCAACCGACACAGGGTCGAAACTTTGGGCGCCGAGCATGTCTGCGCAGGCGTGTTCGAGGAGTGTTTCGCGCAGGTTGTGCCCCCTACAGGGGTTGCCGTTCCCGGTGCAGGCACTCCAGCAGCGCCAAAACTTATACGAGGTTCCAGACTTGTAGGTGCGGGTTTTGCGTTGATAGTTCTTCCCGCACGCGCCGCAGCAGATCCGTCCAGTGAACACGCCCGTGTTCTTCGACGGGGTCGCCGCCGGACCAATCTCGCGCCGATGAGCGATTTCTGCTTGCACCGCGTCAAACACAGACTTATCGATGATGGGTGGGAGGGCTTGCTCAACCCAGTATCGCGGCAGCTCCCCGTCATTGAGAGCACGGTTGGGTGCTTGGATCGCAGGGCGGTACATTTTCTGCAGCATCTGGCAGCCCTTGTAGCGCTCGTTTTCAAGCATGCGACGAAACACGGACCCATAGAACCGTCCCCCTCCCCGAGAGCGTTTACCTTGATCATTGAGCATCGTCGCGGTTTTCTCCGGGCTAATCCCATCGAGATAATTGGCAAACAGTAAGCGCACAATCTTGGCTTCATCGTCAATGATGGTGAACTGGCCGTCTGCCCATTGGTATCCAAAGACAACGAAGGAATTCGTGCCCCCGTTCTTGTACCGGTTACGGATCGCCCATTTCACGTTCTGGGATAGCGAGCGTGATTCTTCTTGGGCAAACGAGGCCAGCAAGGTTAACAGCAGTTCCCCGTCAACGCTAAGGGTGTCGATACGTTCCCGCTCGAATCGCACAGCCACACCAAGGTCTTTCAGCTCACGAACCGTAGCGAGAAGGTCGACAGTGTTGCGGGCCAGGCGCGAGATCGATTTACACAACACAAGATCGATCTTTCCTGCTCTGGCAGCGTTCATCAGGTCGGCCAGGCCTTGCCGGGATTTCATCGAAGTGCCAGTAATACCCTCATCGGTGAACACGCCCGCATAGGCCCATCCGGGCGTGGACTGGATCAGGCGCGAATAATACGAAACCTGCGCCGACAATGACGCTAATTGTTCCGCACCGTTGGTCGAGACCCTAGCGTATGCTGCTACGTTGACCAGTTTCGGGGCAAGCGGTCGAACCGGTGTCACCACACTAACCTGTGCCACGTTTTCTCCTTTCGTGTTAGGTCTATACACGCTCTAAAGGCGGTGTTTATCCAGTCGTTTCGCCCACAATCTGTGACTGATAGATCGGCGTCCACGCCTGGAACAACAACCGATAGACACGCCGATACTCTGCGGGGGTTAGCACTCCTCGACCTGCCAGCATGCTCAACGTGTGAGCGTCAGTAATGAAGGCGAGTTCTCGGGCGAACACGTCAGGCTGGGCCAGTTGATCAACAGGAGCGACGAGTGTGTTCATGAGCGCCCACCTCGGGTGCCAAAGCGAGCACGCACATAACAGGCGTGACAGCAATACTTTTGACCTGGCTTGTCCACGATCACGAAGCGATGCCCGCAGTGTGCACAGGTCTGCTTGCGCACGGGCTCGGTTTTCTGCCGTTCCCGCCAAGCTTTATGCCTGCAGGCGGGCGAGCAAAACCGAGCACGAGCACCTCCCCGAATAGGGCTGGCACACCAGCGGCACACCCGCTGGGCCACCACTGAACCGGCCTCGAGATTTCGGCTGGTGCAGTATGAACGGACCTGGTCACGGGTCAAGGCGCAAAACTCGGCAATCGCTTTATATCCCCAGCCTGCTGTGCGCAGGTTACGGATACGTTCTTCTTCAATGTTCTTCACAGTGGGGTCACTCCCTTCACCCCACTGCCGACAAACCCGTATGTGTTAAATCCACCCGTAAAATGACGAAAAGCCCCGCCACCACCGGCTCCCCGAGGATTGGGAAGTCACAGTGATGACGGGGCTTCAATACGCCGCAGAAGCGCGTGTGGCTAGTAGCCGAGCTTGGCGTTCACTCGCGCTTGCACCGCGCTGTAGAGGTTTCCGAGACGTCGTTTACGTTCCTCACCATTGCCGTACTCGCCACGGATCACGGCGTCAGCCAGCGCATCGATGTTCGGTGTGGCTGGTGCTGGTGCTGGTGCTGGTGCGGGTGTTGGCGTGGGCGCGTTGCCGGAAAGCTTCTCATTCACGCGAGCCTGAACAGCCGCATAGTTCGCTCCGAGGCGACGCTTGCGCTCATCCCCGTTGCCGTACTCGCCACGAATCACTGCATCGGCGAGGGCATCGATGTTCGGCGCTGCAGGAGCAGGTGCTGGTGCGCTACCGGTCATCTGGTCATACCAAGACTGTGCTTTTGCCATGTAGGCGGCATGCTGGGAGCCAGCGAGAGATGCCGGGCAGGCGGTCGCAGAGAAGTCCTTGTGTCCGAACACGTTCTTCCCCCACGCCGGGCGGCCAAGACCGTAGAACTTGCAGATCGCGGCCACGAGGTGTGCGCCGTTGTCGAGGCAGGCTTCGGATACAGCCCACGGGTTCGAAGACACATCCGCATGCTCGATGCCAATACTGGTGGTGTTGGCGGCAAAGTTTCCTGCATGCCAGGCGGTATCCCGGTCCCACACCAACTGACCTATACGTCCGTCGGATTGAACTTGGTAGTGGGCGGAAGCAGGACGTGTTTGCCACACGTCGTAGCAGCCCCTGATGGTGAGGTTTCCGGCGTTGTGGTGGATGATGACCTTGTCAATCTTTCGCCCGTTGCGTCCGGGTGTGTAGTGCTTGTTCATGATGAGGTCGATGTCAGCCTCAAGCGCGAGCCAATTCTTCATTACTAGTTCTCCTTTGTGTTTTCAGTGGTCGTTTCGGTCAGTGAGGGTCTTGTTTCGGCGCGGTTAGCGATCGCATCCAAAGCGCCGCGCATCTGGGCAGGGACAGGCAGGCCGAGGCGGGTGGCGTTCTCTACTAGGGAGATGCCTTCGTTGGATAGGTAGAAGAAAATGACCGCCGCACGCAGCACGCCGGGCGCTCCGAGAATATGGACGTCGATCAAATGGGCGAGCCCGACGAGGGTGAAGATGAGGATCTTGCGGCTGATACCCCTAAAACCGACGGATGAGCTGAGGCGGCGCTCATTGATGGCGGCGAGCACCCCGGTGATGTAGTCGGCGATAGCGAAAACAATCAGGGCATAGACGAGGCCGTCGAGGCCTCCGAGGTAGGCGGCGAGCCAGGCACCGACACCGGCGAGGCCGGTTTGGATGGCGTGCCAGATAGCGTTCGTAGACATAGGGGTGTTTCCTTCCGTTCTTGGGTGGGTGGGCATAGAAAAATGCCCACACCCATCTGGGGTGAAGGCATCAAAAATTGGTGTAGCGCAGCGATTTACATAGTCGGGTCAGTCAAGACCTCCAAGATCGGCAGGCTCAAGTCGAAGGACGCCGCCTTGGGTGCTGGGAGTTCGTGGGTTTCGATGGTTTCTGCTGGTGGTGCGGGTGTGGCATCGGATTCCACAGGGACGATCGGCAACTGCACCTCATCGTCAGGCGTTGACTCATCAGCCGTAACTTCGGTGAGTTCTTTGTTCTCGTCTTCGGCGCTCATGTGTTGTCCTTGGTGATCGCGTCGTAGAGAACGTCGTAGGCCTCGGCCGCTTCGCCAGACAGCTCACCGTCATAGCCATCAAGAAGTGTTTTCACGTCCTTGTCGTGGCCGTCGTAGGTCGGGCCAGATACTTCAGCGATCGACGCGAACAGGGCTTGGCGGGCATCGAGGAATTCACTGGCTGTTTCAGGATTGGCGAGGACGAAGGTGCCATCTTCACCAAAGACTGGGCGACCCTGATCGTCAAGTGTTGCGAATTGGGTGACGAGGTCGTATTCGTCCTCCCCGAACCGAGCAATCGCTTCCTTCACTAGCGTGAGGAGTTTGGAGCGCGCCCTGGATTGAGCGGCTTTGAGCGGCATCCCAGCGAGTAGCTCGGCGACGGGTTGGAGGTGCTGGTTGGCGATCTTGATCTTCATCAGTGTTTCCTTTTACTTATGCGAGGGTGGTGGACATGGCCGACAGACCAGTGTTGGAGAAGTACCGCCACGTGATGTTCGATCCGGTTCCGGAGATGGATGTGATCCACCCCTGATTGAGCAGGCTGAGGATCGCGTTCATCCGCGACATCAAATCTTTGGTGCGGTCGAATAGGCGGGTCATGTTGTAATACGACCCATTGGTGACGACCATGACGTCGTAGGTGTGGAAGACGATCTTCGCCAGCCCGCTTGGCCCCACCCACCCCGGATGCGTTCCCTTGCCCGTCAGCGTGCAGTCTTGCAAGGTCACATATCGTGAGCCCGTCGTGTAGAACTTGTAACCACCAGTACGCAGATCGGAGCCGAGGTGAATACCGGCTTTCCCGTAAAACAATCCCTTCGGATCCAACGTCAAACACGTGTAGTAGGTGCCGCCGTCGTTTTTTTGGTAGGTCCAGGCGACGTAGTCGCCTTTGTAAGCAAGTTGGTTGACGATGCCTTGCACATTCGGCTTATCTTTATGAGCCCGCCGAGCAAACTCACCGATATAGCGGGTTCCGTACCAAAACTGCATACCAGCACTTGTAATCGTTCCTTCCAACGTCGAGCCGTTATACCAAGCGATCTGATACGGGGTGATGCGGATAGATTGCGTCCACCCGGCAAGACCTACTTGGATGGCGTTGGTCGCGAGCTTGTCGGCCGTAATCGACCGCGCCCCAATCCGAGCGGCGTTCAGATACCCGGTGGTGATCTTCCCAGCATCCAGCGAGGCGATCTTCGCGTTGGTGACGGCAGCATCCTTGATCATGGCGTTCGTGATGAACCCATTGGCGATCGTCAACTTGTCGCTCGTGATCGATCCCGCTGCAATCCGCCCAGTAGCCAAATAGCCTGAGGTGATCTTCGCCGCGGACAGCGACCCGATTTCCGCATCAGTGATCGCGGCGTTGGCAATCATTGCGGTGGTGATGAACCCACTCGCGATCGTCAGCTTGTCGGAGGTGATCGAGCCGGCAGCAATCCGCCCAGCAGCGAGATAGCCGCTGGTGATCTTGGCTGCCGACAGTGAACTGATTTTCGCGTCGGTGATAGCGGCATCAGCGATGTGTGCGGTGCCAATGGCGGCGTTTCCGATGTGTGCTTGGCTAATCGCTTTCGGCCCGATCATCGCGCCACCGACCGGTGTTTGTTCCCATTGGTTGTCGGTGAGCAGATATTGGCGGGCGATCACTCCGTCTACGCGCACTTGCCACAGCGCACCCTCCGGTCGGCCAGCCGCATCCGCTACGCTAGGATCAACAACGGCAACCGTGAGCCGCCCATCCGAGGTTACCGCGATGTCGTGGGCATCCTGCGCCAACTGGGTAGCACCAGCGGCTGCGGTCTTGGCCTGGTCAATCTCCACCTGCGCCGACGCCATCTGAGTGGCGACAGCATCGGCGGCGGTTTGTGCATCCTGGGCCGCAAGCAGGGCGTGGCCGACTTGTGTGCGGGCGGCATCGAGTTCCGCACCGAGCTGGGCATGATTCAGATCAGTAGCGAGTGCCACCCAGCCGGGCTGCCCGGTATCAGTGAGCCGGTAGATCCAGATCTCGACCTGTTCGCCATTTTGCCGGAACCACGTGTCACCCAGCTTGGCCTTGGCGGGCTGGATGCTGCCGTAGTGGTTGGTGTTCTTCCCATCCGCTGAAGCGAGTGCGAACCCGGCCGCATCCGACGCAGCCACCGCCATATTGATGGCGGTCTTGACCTGCCGGGTGACAGACGTGAACTTCCGAGCAGTAGAACCCAGCTCAACGGAGATGTACTGGAGCGCGAGCGGGTTGTATTCGTAAGCGACCACCCGCGCCGTGAGCGCAATCCCAAGATCAGCGTGACGGACGGTCACGGTGTCGCCAATCTCGACGGTTTCCAGGCGTACAAGATCAGCGTATTCACGGGTGGTGGCGAGATCGACGAACCGCACCTTATACGAGCCCGACGGCTCATCGACATGTCTTGCGCTGAATTCCGCTGCAGCTAGTCGGCGCAGCTCAGAGTGGGCTTGGTCGAGTGGGAGTTCACCCTCACGCGGGTTGTCCGTGTCGGTGATGGCTTTGACTTGTCCGTAGCGGATGACGCGGATACGCGGCACCACATAATCACCCAACTTCGGACTATCGACATACAGTTCAGGCAGGAGTAGGCCGTCGTATCCGACTGGCAGAATCCGCGTCACCACCGTCGAAAAATCAATGGATGATTCAAAGCCGGTGAGGTTCTTCCGATCACGAATCACCACACCCTGATCCTGGCCACGCCGTGTGGCGTGGTGGATGTGCCAGTTGTTGCGGGTGATTTCGCCGCCCCAACGAGAGGCGAACGTGTTGTCCTCGCCCGCATCCATCAGAGCGGCGGCGATGGGCATGCGCACCAACCGAGCACTCGCCCGAGTCGTGGTGTCGGAGCTGGTGGCGGTGAACCTGTGGGGCGTGTTCGCAGCCGCTAGGATCTGGGTGAGCGCACCTTTCGCGGTTTTGTTGACCACGTAGGTGTCCGCGACCAGGTTCGCCGCCAGATCATAGAACACGTGAAACGCCGTGACTTCGAGCATGCCTTCGAGGGTGGTGACGACCTCGCTGATGCGGAAACCCTGACGTTGCTTCAGCCCTGGCACGGACGCTGCCACAATGTTCTCAAGCGTCAGGTGCGTGGCTGCTGGACCGTCTGCCGGGTAGGTGAAGGTCAGTGAGAATTCGCCACCTAGTTCCTCGACCACGATCGGATTGATGATCTCCCGATCCAAGACTCCTAGCCCGGTGGTGGTGAATGTCGTGGCGGTGCGGTCGTGAACCGTAATCATGAGGAGCCTTCCAAAGACAACAGTGGCCACCCCACGAAGGGATGGCCGTCAGAGAATGTAGTGAGTTGGGTGTTAGGGGTTGCGCCAGTTCGGCGTGATCACGATCTTCGAAATACCCGCGCCGAGCGTGAGGCGATTGATCCCAGGCTTGAAGGTCGGGAAGGCGTCGGTGAGCGCATCGGTCTGGACTTTCCCGTGGGCGTGAGCGACGAGACGTTCGCTGTCGAGCGTGACGGAACCTGCTGGCGAATTCACGTGATAAATGCTCGTATTGATCGTCAGCGAGAGCGCCCCGGTGCCGGTGACTGTGATGATCGGATCAGCTTCCAGTAGGCCGGGGTTCGTGATCGTCCCAGATGCAGTGAGCGTTACCGGATTCAATCCCTCGGTCAGGTAAGTGAAGGGCTGGCAGGTCAGGCGCGCGGTGAAGAACCCCCACCCCGACAGCTCCCGGCGCAGTTCGCTCACTTCGCAGTGCTTAACCTTGCGGTAAACACCAGGCTCGGCAGTCAACGCAATCGTCGAAGAGCCCGTCAGCTCGTGAGCAGCCTGCCGATACTGGTCGAGCCCGTCACGGACAGGAACAGCGAGCTCAAGATCGATCTCGGTATCCTCCCAGCCCGTGAAGCGCGTGAGGGTTCCGGCGCGTCCTTCGACCTCAATATCATCAGCCCTGCGCACCGACGCTGGGATCGCAACGGCTGCCGTGAGTCGCAGACCCAGCGAAGCAGAAGACACCTGGTTATTGAGGGTGAAGCCGAACATGGTTAGTATCCTCCTGCCATCACAGTCTGCCGACGATCCAAGCGCGCAAGTTGTTTATCGAGGGCGGGTGCAAGTTTGCCCACCAGCGTCCCATCCGACAACGTCACCGAAATATCCAAAGACCCGAGGATACGCTTTGCAGTCGCATCCACGATCCCAGCGACATCCACACGCTCTGCCGCTTCATCAGTACTTCGCTGAGATACAGTCACGGGTTGTGGGGTGAGGTCAACGCTCGGCACTTGCAGGTCTGCCACCGCCTCGATCGGCACGGCCAGCCCGTCCTCAAGGTCGGCGAAGGCGTCTATCGTGTCGCGCGCGAGCCCTGAAGCTGCGGTGACAGCCTTGTTGCCGTCCGTGCGGATGGAGCCTGCGAGGCCTTCGACAAGCATCCGTCCTGCCCAGGCCATCTTGCGTGACGGTGAGTGGATGCCAAAGAAGCCAGTGATGGAGTCCCAAATACCTGATGCCCAGTTCGAGACCGAATTCCACAGCCACCCCGCTAAGGATTGGATACCGTTCCACAGGCCGTAGACGAGGTTTTTGCCCGCCTGGGCCATCGCTGAGACGCCCTGACCAACAGCAGACACAATCCCAGAAATAATCGATGGGATTGCTGCGACGATTGTGGAAATAATCTGCGGCAGGTTTCGTACCAACGCGGTCAAGAGTTGGATGCCTGCTTGGACGAGTTGCGGGATCGCCCCACCAATCGCCGACACAATAGCTCCGATAATCTGCGGGAGCGCGGCCACGATAGTCGTAATGATTTGCGGCAACGCCCCAATCAAAGCCGTCAACAACTGAATGCCTGCTTGGATCAGTTGTGGGATAGCACCAACCACGCCGTCCACGATTGCAGTAATAATCTGCGGCAGGGCTGCGACAATCGCTGTGATGATCTGAGGCAGCGCCCCAATCAACGCGGTCAAAAGTTGGATTCCTGCTTCGATGATCTGCGGGATCGCCCCCACAAGGAACGTGACAATCCCGGTGATGATCTGTGGGAGGGCTTCGATGATCACGGGAATGGCAGCGATCAAGCCTTCGGTAAGTCCGGTGATGAGCTGCAACGCCGCATCAAGAAGCAACGGGAGGTTGTCGACCAGACCCTGTACCAAAGCCATGAGCATCTCCACCGCCGCAGGAACCAGTTCCGGTAGTGCTTCGCCGATACCAGAGACCAGTGTGGCGATGATCTGTATCGCCGCCTCCAACAGGGACGGCAACGCTTCGATGATTGCCTCGACCAGAGCGATAATCAACGTCACCGCCGTCTCGGCCACTTGTGGCAACACCTTGATAATGCCTTCAAGGAGCGCGGTCAAAATGCTCATGCCGGTCTCGACCACCATAGGTAGTTGCTCAGCAATAAAACCAAGTGCTTCTTGCAATACGCTACCGAGGGTGTCGATGAGGGCGGGTGTTCCGCCTTCTTCAAAAGCTGTCGTGAGTTCGTCGATCCAGCCGTTCACCATGGGAAGGACTGACCCAGCCAACGCCTCAGAGAATCCGCCTGCGAGGAGGCCTTTGAGGTTCTCGACCCCATCCTGCATCGTCGCCAACTGGCCGCTAAAGGTCTTGGATTGGGCGTCCATGGCTCCGTAGAAGCGACCGCCCTCAGCAGTAGCACTGGCGAAGGCGTCAGCGACCATGTCAGCTGAGATCGCGCCCTTGGCCATATCCTCTTTCAGTTCACCGATGGACTTGCCGGTCTTACGCGAGATTTCTTCTAAGGGGTTGAATCCGGCGTTGATCATCTGCAGCAAGTCCTGCCCCGTGAGCTTGCCGGTCGAAGACATTTGGGCGAAGGCGAGTGTCAAGGACTCCATCTTCACCGCGTCACCTTGGCTAATGTCGCCGATTTCGTTCAGGTGCTTTTTCGCGTCCTCCAAGCTCATGCCAAAGCTCAGGAGGGTTTGCATGTTGCCCGCAAGATCCTCCATACCAAACGGAGTCTTTGCCGCCTGTATTTTCAGATCATTGACGAGTTTTTGGGCTTTGGCTTGATCGCCGAGCATCGTGGTGAAGGAGGTCGAGTATTGCTCCATGCGGGCGTTGTACTCCACGCCCTCTTTGAGGGCTCCGGCCATGCCGCGACCGATCGAGGCGATCGCATGCCCGATACCCTTGACCCCGGCGATGATGGCTTCGGAGGCGAGGTTGGCTTTCAACACGTCGCCGAAGATGCGGGTTTTGGAGCTGGTGGTGTCCATCTCGTCTCCGAGATCATCGACCGCGCCCTCAAGACGTCCTGCGTCCTTCGCAGCCCCCTTCGCATCATCACCGGCACCGTCCGCCTCGTTCCCGAAATCAGAGAGGGCGTCGTTGTTGGCTTTGAGTTCGCCTTCAAGGCGGTTGAGCTCCGCGCCTGCGTTGTTGAGCTGGATCTGCCAATTCTTCGTCCGCGAATCATTCTCACCAAACGAGGAAGCGCTGTTTTCGAGTGCTGCGCGCAGGGTCTCAATCTTCGACTTTTGAGCCTCGATCTCCTTGCCCAACACCTGGTTACGGGCCGTGAGGGCTTCGGCGGACTTGTCGTTCTTATCAAAAGACGAGGCGACCAGTTTCATCTCACTGCCGAGAACACGCATCTCACGGTTAATATCCGTAATCGCGCGCTTGAACTCACGCTCACCCTCAAGCCCGATCTTCAAACCAAAACTGGAGTCGGCCATAGGTCTGTATTCCTTCGCGTTGCTGGGGCTTAAAATTGGCTAGAGGATGAGGAGGAATCGTGTGGGCCAATGTTGTAACTAATCGCCGGTGGGTATGGTCGTTGTTTGCTTTACTCGTCATCGGTACGGTCGTTTTCGCTGTTTTGTGGATGAGCGGTGTCGTGCATCCCGTCACGGGCATCGCTAATGCAGCAGGTTTCGCAATATGTGCGATCGGGCTTGCAGCGTGGCACCTTGCCACTCGTGGTTTGCAGCGATGAGCACTCCGGTACTTTTCCTCCACGGACTCGGTGAGACCCCGCAAGCCTGGAATGGTGTTATCAACGAGTTCGAGAGCATTGACGCGCTCACGCCCACTGTTGTCGATCAGCCATCAGGAACGCCATGGTCGTTACATGAGCGCACGGACGAACTCGCCGCATCACTGAATGATCCAGTCGACGTGGTTGGGCTATCTCTTGGCGCGGTGATGGGTCTTGATCTGGCTATACGGCACCCGCACATGGTTCGCTCCCTGTTTCTTTCAGCTCCTCAAGCACGCCCGCCTAAAGTATTGATGCGCATTCAAAGCGTTCTAATTCGAGTCTTGCCTGAGCGTCTCGTGTGCCCACCACAGATTTCCAAGCAACAGTTGCTGGAAATCCTGCGTCAAATATCAGCCATTGATTTCGAGCCAGAGCTTGGAAATATCACGGTTCCAACAACGATTGCGTGCGGCTCGAAAGACCGCGCGAATCTTCCTGCCGCCCGCACCATCAGCCAACAGATCCCACCAGCCCGCCTCATCGTTGTGCCAGACGCGGGTCATCAATGGCATCAATCAATGCCCACAGAATTCGCTCACGAACTAAAAACCCACCGGGACAACATCTAAATCCCGGCAGGAATCACGTCGTCGATGAACCATTGACGTAAGGGTTGGGCTCTGCCGGTTTCGAGTCGCCAGCAGTCGACCAGATCCAAGAGTTCCCCGAACACGGTTAAGCCCACCTCCACCCGCGATAGGTGAAGGTGAGCCATGCCGATATATGTCAGCCGCATGAACACGGCATTGTCGGTTTCGACTACGCGTCCGCTGCTGGTGCTTTTGGGGCTGACCCGGTCAGGATGTCTCGGCGTGTGCCTCGTTGGAGGGCTTCAGTAATCGCGCCGCGATAATCCGCCAGATCAGCAGGCACAGTGAGTAGTTCAACCTCGTCCTCGCTCAACTCTGGGCGCGTGTCGTCTGGGTGGCGCAGGTTGTGGATCTGGATGGACTGGTTAGCCAGCAGCGTGATCAACCAAATCACCTCACCGAGCGTCTTGCCCAGATCGTCGGAGATTTCCAGGGCGTTACCCAGATGTTCGAGCCCGCCGTAACGCTCAGCGATCAGCCGCGTGGCTTTCGTCGTCAAGACAAGCTCGCAGTCGGTACCGCCGATGGTGACAGTGGCGGAGCGCCCTGGGTCAACAACTGATTCAGTCTTCTTCTTGGTTGTCATGGCTCATGCTCCTTAGGCTTCAGATGTGATGCTGGCGGGTTCATAAACTTGCGCATACCAATTAGTGATCGTCTCGGGCTTGACGCCGGTGCCGCCCTCTAGCACTTCGGCCTTCCACGGATGACGCCCCTTACTATCGGGTTTGTTACGCCGCAAAATCGTGCCCTCAATCGAGGGTGTCGAGAACGTAATCGAGTCGGCCTTTGTAGCCAACGTTTCTGTTGGGAGGGCGAACTTGACCCGGTACAGCCAGAAATACTGATACTTCCCCGTAGAGCGTGCGGCTCGGAAACCGATAGCCACGGGAGCGCCGCCGTCCTCGGAGGCGGAAATGAGTACGCCGTTTGCATCCACGCTCGCCCCAGTGAGGGCTGCGGCTGCTTCACCACCCAGGTCGTCGATACCCAAAGTCAGGGTGCCGGATTTGAATTCCTTGACGATCTCACTCGGCCCGTCATCGGCATACAGGATCGCTTCAGCAACCTCAACACTGAGTTCTGCGCTGATGGCTTTGGCGAGGGGTTTGGGTTTGGCGTAGGTCTCCTCGCCCGTGTCGGGGTTTTCAGTGATGGTGGCGTAGTAGAGCTTGTCTAAACCAATAGTCGCCATGAGTAATGCTCCTTCATGTGTAGGTGTGGTGGGTTGCGACGTCTATCGCGTAATGGTGGAATCCGGTATCCGCTTCGAAGCCGACATAGGTACGGGCAGTGATCGTCAGTCCAGTGTCGAGTAGGGCGCGGGTAATGCGGTTACGTAGGTCGAGATAGTTTCCGCGAGTGAAGAGTGCGAGGCGGACTTCCTCAACCTCGATACTGGGTTGATTGTCGGCGAACACATCGAACGCGTCCGTCAGCGGGGTTGCCACCAGATACGTATCTGGTGCTGGCGTAGCCGTATACAGGCCAACTTCGAACGGCAGGCCGAGCTTGTCAGCAATCTGCGTGAGTTGTTCCAATAATGCGGTCATGGCCCCACCTGCTCAATCCGCGCGGTCAGCGCTGTTTTCATGGCTTCGATCGCACCACGCCGCGTTTGCGACCGTGTGGGTGCAAGGAACGGGCGTGCAGGCTGGTTGGAGCGGCCGTGTTCGAGGACGTTGGCGATCAACGCATTCGCTCTGTCGTCCCGGCGGTTTTCAGCAAAACCGACCTTAATATTGTGATCACCTCGGCTGTTGACTTTCACCGAGGTCGTACCAAGCGCGCTGAGTAGTTGCCCGGTTGACCGCGAGGCTTGCTTGGTGGCACGTCCGATCGCGCCCGTGAGGTTTGCTCGCATGCGCGGCTCAACCACCGCGGCTCCCGCCTCAAGCACCTCATCAGCAGAGGTTTCGAGCACACGGCTGGCAGCATTGAGGGAATCAATGAACGCGTTCGGCAAGCGAATCTGCACTCGAGCCATGGGCGTCTCCATCGGGCGTGGTCTGGTGGGCAAGAATCTCGACATACCTGCCGATCACCTCAACTGCGTCAATCGCATACCGCCCATCCGGGCCACTGATCTCCATATCAGTGGTCACGGACAGTCCGGGAAAAGATCTGATGCGGAAGAGAACGTCAGCCTGTGAGTACGCTGCCCGATTCACCCATGCGCTCGATGCGTGCCGCACCTCGATCTGCGCCCGCACCGTCGCCTTCACTTCATCGCGCGTGGTGGTGAACCCCGCCTTATCCCGAACAACCGTCGGCTGGATGAGGTCGATGGTGGTGCGCATGGATCCCAAAGAAGCCATTGGTCTACACCTTCCAATCCCGGTCCAGGCGCAGCAGATTGTTCACCGCGTTCCACACTGCCCGAGCCGCATCTGGTTTATCTGTCCAGAATCCTGCTGTGGAACCATCACGCGACTCGTAGAAATGGGAGGCGAGCATGACAATGCCCTGCCTGGTTGCCCCGCTCATTTCATTCTTTTCGTAGTGGTTTTCGGGCAGGTGCTGGAAGGAACATGCGTAGGAGGTAGCCGCATTGATCAGCGCGCCGATCAATTGATCGTCATCGTCAAAGGTGATGAGCAGATTCGCCTTCACCTGATCGATAAGCTCTGTTGTGGTCATTGCGACCACCTCCTTCCACTGTCGCCGGGGTTATGCGGTGGTCTTTTGGGTTAGCAGCTTGACTGCTTCGGGTAGGACGAGTTTGCCGTCCAGTCGCTGGGAGGCCAGGAATCCGACCTGTCCGGTGGTGGCGAACAGTTCGTTGAGCCGCTTGAACGAGCGGCCTTGTCGGTCGGCGATCCAGTAATACGACAAGTCACCGAAGGCTATGCTCTTAGCCCCCGACTTAATCTCCGGAATGAACGTGGACGTGTGAACCGGGCGACCAAGAACCAGATCCGGCGTTCCAGCAGTCAACGCTGGCTGCCACAAGTACTGGCCGTTACCATCCTTGAGCTTACGGATGGTTTTCACAGTGGAATCGTTCATCAGCCATACCGCGTTCTTGCGGTACGGGGCGCGCAGGGAATAGTGCAGGTCGATGAGCTCATCAGCGGTAATGTCGGTGGCCTTGCCCGTGGTCACCGCCTTCTCGCCACCGCCAGATGCTGCGAAGATGCCGGTGGGTTTGCCCTTTCCGTCTCCGGTGAGGAAGGCTTCTTCCTCGGCAGCGCCGATACGGCGAGCAAACTCCGCTGCTAGGTACTGCTCGACATTAAACGCGCTGTCATTGAGTAGCTCTTCGCTGATTTTGAGGAAGGTGCCGAGCTTAAACGCACTCAATGTGACCTGCGTGAAGGCCTCATCGGATTCGGTATACGGCTTGCCTTCATCGAGCCACCCGGCAGTGCCATGGGTAGAGACGACCGGGATCTTCCGATCCCCGCTGGTGGTTTGAATGACCTTCGCCAGGGAGCGCATGATGTTCTGATCTTCAAGTGAGGAGATCAGCGTGCGTTCGAACTCGTCGGGCACCAGATAGCCGCCTTCAGTATCGACGCCCTCGGACAGGGCGTTGCGTACTTCCATCGGAGAAGCGTTGAGCCGCATCGCATCCCAGAAGGCTCGCTTATAGGAAGCTGAAGCGCGTGGGGTCATGGGTTTGACCTCGTCATTGTCGGGGTTGATGCCGGGCATGGAGGTCAGCGGTGTGTTGGTTGCCTTAGCGAGGTCGGCGTCGCGGCGCAAGGCACGTTCAGAGCGTGCGATCTCGTTGGTGAGTCGGTCGATTTCGGCCTCCATCTTCGCGTAAGCCCGATCGTCTTCAGCAGACAGGCAACCGGTGCTGGTGTCGCGGCGCTCATCGAGGAAGGCCTTCGCCTTCTCCCAAACATCTGCGCGCTTGGTGCGAAGATCAGAAACAGAAAGTGAAGTAGACATGGATATTGGTCCTTTCAGTGGGGTTGATTGATCAATTCGGCGTACAAATCACAAACCCGCCGACCAACAGGCACGGCGGGCGTAACGGTGGGGCGTGGTGGTCGCACCGGCCTCGGCGGTGAGGAGGCGGTCAGATGCGCGATGAGCTTTTGTTCGGAGGCGCGGCGGGAAAACACCGTGCCTTGTCCCGCGTTCTTGGGTGAGAACGGCGGACGCTTCAACTCTTCGCCCTCGTCATCGGGTTCGTCTGGGGAGTCGACTTCGTCCTCATCGTCTTCTAGTTCTTCGTCCGGCTTAACGTTGAAGGCCGGGCTACGTTCACCTGTCAAGAGTTCGTCGGCAAAACCCATATCGATCGCGGCCCGAGCATCCATCCACGTCTCAGCATCCATGAGCTTGGACAGCTTCGCCCGACTCAGGTTCGTCTTCTCCTGATACGCATTCAGGATCGATTCTTTGACCGAATCAAGCATGCTCATCGCACGTGCGAGTTCGTCCTTATCGCCAACCGCCATCGTCGCAGGGTTGTGAATCATCAACATCGACACCGGACTCATAGCCACGGTGGATGCTGCCATTGCGATCACAGACGCAGCAGATGCGGCGATGCCATCGATATTGACGGTGACTGTGCCTGGGTAGTCGATGAGCATGTTGTAGATCTGCGCCGCAGCCACAACATCACCACCAGGCGAATTGAGCCAGATAGTCACCGGCCCAGACCCAGCATTCAACTCACTAGCGAAGATTCCCGGCGTGACATCGTCATCGAACCAGGATTCTTCAGCGATCGTGCCGCTAATGCGCAAAACCCGGACTGCATCTGCGTCCGGGTCAGTTGATGGCTCTGGTGTGAGCCAGTTCCAAAAACGTATCATATCCTCCTCCTTACAGAAGCTTCACTCATAGGTTCCTCAGCCGGTTCAGGCTCCGGTTCAGACTCGGTTGTCTGCGCGTATGCCCCTGCGAGACTGAGCGGGAGCATGTTCCCGTTGACGAGGTAGAGGTCGCCGCCAGCCTCGATGCTGATGCGGTCGAGGTTTTCTAGTTCGCGGATATCGTTGGCGCTCATCCACCCGTTCTGCCGTGCCACCGCATAACCATTCATTCGGGATTCGTAATCCCCACGTAGCAAGCCTTCGAGGTTGAACTTCACATACACGCCAGGCTTTTCACGCGGGGTGAGGAGTGTTTTGGTGATGGCTTGTTCGAAGCGGATCACCCACGGGTCCAACGTGTACTTCACAAACTCCAACGACTGCTGCTCAATATTGGAAAACGAGGATTTTTCGAGGTCGCCGATCATGTGCGGGGGTATGCGGAAGATTCGAGCAATTTCGTTGATCTGAAACTTCCTCGTTTCAAGGAATTGAGCTTGTTCTGGGCTGACGGAGATGGGCGTGTATTTCATGCCTTCCTCGAGCACAGCGATCTTGTTGCCGTTCCTCGCTCCGCCGAACGTGGACTGCCAGGACTCCCTAACGCGCACGGGGTCTTTGATCGTACCCGGGTGCTCGAGCACACCACCAGGAGCCGCGCCGTTGGCAAAGAATGACGCGCCGTAGTCTTCGGTAGCCTGCGCCAAGCCGATGGCGTTCTTCGCCATTGCAATCGGGCTATAACCGACCAGCCCGTCAAAGCCCAGCCCTGGGATATGGAGCACGTCGCGGGCTTGCAAGGTGACGGTTTCGAACCTTCCTGTTGGTTCGTCCCATGTGCGTTGATACTCGTAGTACAACCTGCCCGCCTCGTCACGCCCGACCGTCATCCTGTTGGGCATGAGCGGATACAAGCCGATGATTTCGTCGCGGCCGTTGCGGATCACTTGCGCGAACGCATTACCCCAGAGCAGCAAGTGGGTCATGAGGGTTTCTCGGAACACGAAGGATGTCATCTCGGGGTTAGGTTCATCATGCAACAGCGGGTATAAGGGGTGGTCGAGAGCTTTTTCCTTGCCGCCACCGTCCTTGTAACGGTATACGTGCAGTGGTAGCCCGGCTATCGCCTCAGCCAAAATCCGCACGCAGCTGTAGACGGCGGTCATTTGCATCGCGCTGCGTTCCGTTACCGGACGGCCAGAGCTCGTTGCCCCGAAGAAAAAGCTGTAGCCAGAGCTGATCGCGTGATCGTCAGCGGAGCGGGTGGTGTCGCCACGCAGCCAATTCAGAAAACTCATGCGGTGTCCTTTCACATGTAAAATTGGAATATGAAAGCGCCCTCAAAACAGTCGTGGGCACTGATGAGTGTCCTGCTAGCGGCATTTTGGTTGTTGCCGCTCATTTCCATGTGGATCAGCAGGCTGAGCGATCCCAACGCCAAGTGGTTCATCGCATTGCTCTTCCTCGCGTTTCCACTACTAACCATCGTTTTGAGCGTTATCGATGGGGCACGCCACGGGTTCGGCTGGTGGTGGCTACTGGCCCCGTTCGCAGGGTTCTTGACCACACTGTTCGTGTACTACAACGATTCAGCCCTCATCTACGGCGTCGCCTACTCGATCTTGGGACTGATCGGCACAGGCATCGGTGCGTTCATCCATGAGCGTGCTCACAGCACGAGTAGGCCGCGCTCGTCATAAACACTGCCGCTGACACGCCCGCTGCCGTTTCGGATGGCGCGGTCGAGGGCCATGATTGTTGCGACCACGCCGTCGATTTTCTCCGTGGACTTTTGTTTGTCGGGTTTGATGTTTCCTGCTGGGTCGGTGCGTACGTGAATGTTGTCAACCATCCACGACAGGACCGGGTGCCCACCATGAGCAAGGCGTCCTTCAAGCGCCAGCTTCATCAATTCCTTCGAGGGCGGGCTCATGTCTTTGAAGCCTTGCCCGAAGGGAACGACGGTGAAGCCGAGTCCTTCGAGGTTTTGGCTCATTTGGACTGCGCCCCAACGGTCGAAAGCAATCTCGCGAATATCGAAGCGTTCACCGAGTTGCTCGATGAAGGTTTCGATCGCGCCGTAGTGGACGACGTTGCCCTCCGTGGTTTGCAGGAAGCCTTGCTGTTGCCATAGGTCGTAGGGCACGTGGTCACGGTTAACGCGGAGTTTGAGGTTGTCTTCGGGGATCCAAAACCATGGCGCGATCACGTACTTGTTCTCCCCGGTTTCGGGTGGGAAGACGAGCACGAACGCGGTGATGTCGGTTGTGGAGGCAAGGTCGAGACCGCCGTAACAAACACGCCCCTCAAGCTCCGCTAAGTCTACTGGGGTGTTGTTTTGATTCCACACGTGCATGGGCATCCAGCGCACCGACTGCTTCACCCACTGATTCAAACGCAACTGCCTGAACGTGTTCTCCTCAGCAGGATTCTGCCTGGCCGAGGTGCAGGCTTGGCGGACTTTCTCGATCGGGACAGTGATCCCTAAGCTCGGATTAGCCTTATGCCACACGGCCTCGTCGGTCCAATCATCATCTTGCGCCGCCCCATAGATCACCGGGTAGAACGTCGGGTCGTGCTTTTTGCCATCTAGGATGTCTTGGGCTTTTTGGTGTTGCTCATAACAAATGCTATGCGTGTCGGTACCCGCTGTCGTGATCAAGAAGTACAGCGGCTGGGTGCGCGCATCCCCACTGCCTTTGGTCATCACGTCGAAGAGCGCCCGGTTGGGTTGGGTGTGTAGCTCATCGAATACCACGCCGGAGATGTTGAATCCGTGCTTCGAATACGCCTCCGCACTCAAGACTTGGTAGAAGGAGTTGGTGGGCTTATAGATGATTCGCTTCTGCGAGGCAAGAATCTTGACACGTTTGGATAGCGCTGGACTCATGCGGATCATGTCCGCCGCAACCTCGAACACAATGGATGCCTGCTGACGGTCTGCCGCGCAGCCATAGACTTCGGCGCGTTCTTCACCATCCCCGCAGGTGAGTAGTAGCGCGACTGCTGCGGCGAGCTCACTTTTGCCCATCTTCTTGGGAATCTCGACGTAGGCGGTGGTGAATTGGCGGTAGCCGTCTTCTTTGACGGCGCCGAACAGGTCACGGATGATTTGCTCTTGCCAGTCGATGAGCTGGAAGGGCTGTCCTGCCCACCGGCCTTTCGTATGCTTTAACGCTTGGATGAACGCGACCGCAAAGTCGGCTCGGCGTTTGTCATAGCGCGAGCTTTCAGCCATGAACCGGGTCGGGTGATATTCAGCTAGCTGACGCATACGAATCAGTTACCTTCTGTTGGTTAAAAAGTCAGTTGCTACCGGCGATAGCAGGTGCCCTCGTATCCAGTGGGGCTAGGCTTTAGGCAGATTAGCTAACGCCCAGGCGATCGCATGTCCAGCGTCAGCGAAAAGGTGGTCTGACTCAGCTATGAGTTCGAGTTCGCATTCTGCGCGGCCTTTCGAGTTAGGCCCGAACCCGCTGACGGGTTCTTCCATCAACTGGTAGATTTGGGCGTTGTTGCCAAATCCTTCAGTCTTGGTCCAGGTAGCAAAACTTGCTAGCGTGTAGTTCCCGTAGGCAAGAACCGTCCCGTAGGAATCGACGCGCATCTGCAGGGTTTCGCTGGTGACCTTGGTAGTGTTCATGGCTGTTTCCTTATGTGTTGTGTACCGTTTCGGTATGTATATACAGCCATAGACCCGTCTACTTATCCAGTCATTTTGCCGCCTATTTTGCCTAATAAATAGTGGTTTACATCTCTTGGTTAGTGTTTATTAATGACGGGGTTTTCCACGCCGAATTACCCGAGAGCGGCTTAAGCAGGATTTTGCGAACCTCAGCATTCTTTTTACCGCTAAGTCCGATGCGGTAAAGCAGAGAGCGCAGTTCATACTTCTCATTACTTACCTGGCTCGCACTGCGAGCGACCGTGCGGCGGATTCGTTTAGCGTATGCGACCAGCTCCGTTAAGAACTCGGTGTAGGCTGTGATCTTCTCAAACTCTGGCAGCTTATCCCACCAAGGAAAACTCACGCCTTCCTCGGTGGATCTGATGCTCAACTGGCTGGTTCCCAGGCTTTTGGAGATAAGGTCTGACTTTGCATTGACAAGTTCAAGTAGCCTGTATAGTTCACGTTCATCAAGAATGGTCGGCAAAGTGATCACCAGCCCGTAGCCAGGGTCTTGCTTGCTACTCATCGCTATTTATCCCCCTTGCCGAGGTTTTCGATTTCTTCTAGATGAACATATAGCTGTCCTATCATCACCAAACCCTCTTTCTTGTGTTTTGTCTGGTCATGTACATACAGCCATAGATTCGCGGGCTTATCCAGTCATTTTCGCCTTAAAATCAAGGAGTTTTAGTGGCCTCGGCCGCTATCTGGGAAAGCACGAATTCGGCGCACGGCAAAGCTATCCCGTTTCCCCACAGCTTGTATAACGCCCGATCTGTCACCGGGGCTGCGAGCCATTTGCGTACTTGGTTGCGGGTTTTAAGTTTTTTCAATCCTTGTACCTTGCCCCAGCTGGCCCAGACCTGCCACCAATAATCCAGCACGTCTTCGCTCGGGTTCTCGATAGCGAGTCCGTCTGTCCAAATATCCGGGAATCCTTGTAGGCGGGCACACTCAGTCGGGGTTAAGCGCCTCACGCGATAGTCAGGCACGCAAGGGTCGGTGACCAGGGGCGGCTCGGTCGAATCCGAAGCCAACAGGGCACCAGCAACATTCACGTTTCCTCGGCAGAAGAAGTCTGCCTTCGAGGCGCTCACAACGTCAGGTTCGACGATGGCGATGCCGCCTTGGTTACAGGTCGGAGCTATCCCTGACGTATCGAGCGTCTTGGATACCTCGGTTGAATAACCGTACCTGCCCACTGCCGTGCCGCGTCCCTCATGTAACGCATTGAAACCGTAGGCGGTAGCGATGATGGGAGTATTGCCTCCGCCAGTGCTGTAACGAGCGGTCACGGTTGGCGCTATCTGGCATGGTCCGCCCACTCTGGCATCATGAGGATGATGGTCAAACAATAGCGGCTCAATAATACTCTGGTCGTTACTGCATCCGAGCGTGCCCGACAGATTTGTTTGCACGAGCGGGCCTTTACCGCCACCCGGTTTACCTGCGCGCATCCGCAAGGTGAACACATCTAAGGATTTGCTTGCCTCGTGAGTGCCTGCTCGAGGATTGGAGGTAGCATTTTGCCTCTGGTCGCAGCCCTGCGTAAGATTCCCGCGCAGGCTCGTGGGCTCAAAGAGTATGTGTCCGGCACGCCCGCTTGCAAAATCTGCGATAAGGTAGATTCTTTTGCGTCGTTGGGGTACTCCGAAAAATTGCGCATCCAATACTCGCCACGCAATACTCCAGTGGTCTGCCACGATCGCTCCAGCTTTTTGCCATTTGTCAGCTCGAGGTAGGTCAGCCGCTGCTTGCTCGTCGACAACCGAGATGAGGTTTTGCAGGACGCTGTGGAAGTCTGCTCCTTTATTGCTTGAGAAGGCTCCGGGCACGTTTTCCCAAACAGTGAATCTTGGATATAGACCATGACTTGCCTTTCTCATTTCTCTGATGACTCTGACGGCTTGGTGGAATAGGCCGGAGCGTTCGCCAGCTAAGCCTGCCCTTTTACCTGCCACCGACAGGTCTTGGCAAGGAGAACCAAACGTGACCACATCCACCGGCTCTAGCTGACTGCCGTCAATATCGCAGATGTCGCCCAGGTGTTGCATTTGCGGAAGGCGCGTGGTGGTTACCAGGATCGGGAAGGGCTCAATCTCGCTCGCCCACACAGGTTCGATACCAACCTTGGTGGCGGCGAGTGGGAATCCTCCCGAGCCATCAAAAAGCGAGCCAAGCCTTAAAGTTTGTGCCATGGGTCAGCCTTTCTGTTTGGGGCGCTCGACTTCTTTCACCAGATCGAGATACGCGTATTCCTTGCCGTCTCGTAGGCAGGTAATTCCTGCTGCATCCCCGGTGTGTTCGGCATACCGGCGCAGGATCACCGAGGCGTATTTCTCGTCGAGCTCCATGCAGTAGGCGATGCGGTCGGTGGCCTCGCACGCCATGAGCGTGGACCCTGAGCCTGCGAAGGTGTCGAGCACGATCGCATTCGCCTGGGTGGAGTTACGAATCGGGTAAGCCAACAGGTCTAGTGGCTTGCTTGTGGGGTGATCGGAATTCTTCCTCGGCTTCGCAAAATTCCACACCGTGGTTTGTTTGCGATTCGCATACCAAGCGTGAGAGCCGTCTTTCTTCCACCCATATAGCACCGGTTCGTGCTGCCACTGATATGGGGAGCGGCCCAGTACGAGGCAGTCTTTAACCCAGATGCAACATCCGGAGAGATAGAAGCCTGCGTCTTGGAAGGCGCGACGGAAGTTCAATCCTTCGGTGTCGGCGTGGAAAACATAGGCTGACCCGCCCTTAGCCAGGGATTCCGCCATGTTGGTGAATGCAGCCAGTAGGAACTGGTAGAAGGTGTCGGCGTCTTGTTTGTCGCCTGCGATTTTCAGGCCGCTGTTCGATTTGAAGTCCACGTTGTAAGGCGGGTCTGTGACCACCAGATTAGCCTGTTTGCCATCCATCAAAGTTTCGACATCGGCCGGGTTCGTGGCGTCGCCGCACATCAGGCGATGCCTACCAATAGTCCAGATATCGCCGCGTTGGACGAAAGCAGCAGCCTCAAGGGCGGCATTTAGGTCGAAGTTATCGTCCTCGATACTGTCGCCGTCGAGAGAACCTATCAACTGTTGTATTTCGGCTTCGTCGAAACCGGTGAATTCAACGTCGAAATCGGAAGCATCCAGGTCGGCTATGAGTAGGGCGAGTTTGGATTCATCCCACTGGCCACTGATCTTGTTTAGCGCAACGTTGAGCGCTTTTTCGCGGGTTTCGTCTAGCTCAACTACTACGCAGTCCACGGTTTTATAGCCCAGATCGGCGAGTACTTTCAGACGCTGATGCCCACCCACAATATTTCCGGTGGTTTTGTTCCAGATGACTGGCTCCACATACCCAAACTCCGTCAGCGACCGCTTGAGCTTTTCGTAGTCGGGGTCGCCGGGCTTAAGGTCTTTACGCGGGTTGTAGTCAGCTGGGGTGAGATCAGTTAGCTCTATTTGCTTGATGCGCATGGTTTTTCACCGCCTTTATAAGCTCGCACCGAGTAGTCCAGGTGTCTTCCCATTTGCGTGTGTAATCCCCGAAATGCCCATACGTCGAATACCGCACATAGCCGGGTGCTCGCAGCCCAAACTGGTCGATGATTGCTGCTGGCCGAAGATTGAACACATCTCGAGCCGCAGCCGTGATGATTTCATCGGTGTATTGGCCGGTGCCGAGCGTGTCCACACTGAAAGCAACCGGGTCGGCTTTCCCGATCGCGTAACTAATCGCCACCTGGCACCTGGGTGCAAGATCCGCATCCACCACGGTTTTCGCGATCAGCCGCGCCATATAAGCACCCGAACGGTCAACCTTAGAAGCATCTTTACCACAGAAAGCTCCACCACCATGTCCGGCCAGTCCGCCATAGGTGTCAACCATCAACTTCCTACCGGTGAGTCCAGTGTCAGCTTTAGGGCCGCCCTGCACGAACCGCCCGGACGGGTTGATCAACACAACCGTGTCCGCATCTACCGGTAGATACCGCTGGCATGCTGGGCCAACAATCAGTGAAGTTATTTCACGGCGCAACACCTCGAAATCCTTGGATTCATCGTGCTGGACGGAAACCACCACCGTCTCTACGGCTTGCGGTTTTCCTGCGTCGTTGTAGCGCACCGAAACTTGTGCTTTACCATCCGAGAAGATCCCAGTGATGGTTCCTTGCTTGCGTGCGTCATCTAGCCGCTTACAAATCTCGTGGGCTAAAACAAGAGGCAACGGTAAACGCTCAGGAGTATCAGTGCAGGCATAACCATAGACCGTGCCTTGGTCACCAGCACCCTGAAGACAATAAGCGGACTCATCGCCATGGCGAGCCTCTAAAGATGTGGTCACCCCGCCGTTAATATCGCTAGATTGACACCGCACCCATACATAAACTAAAAATCTCCACGGCTTATAGCCAGCTGCAGTCAGGGCTGTGCGTACAGATTCCCGGATTCGCACATGAGCTTTAGTGCTGATTTCACCGGTGACAATAATGCGTCGCCCAGTAGCCATGACCTCTACCGCGACGCGGGCGTTGCGATCAGTGTAGAGAATTTCGTCGAGAATCTGATCAGCAATTAAATCGCACAGTTTATCGGGGTGACCGATACACACTGCTTCAGCGCTGCGAACCATAGTCATAGGAATGTCCTTTCAGTAGAAAATCAAAAGAAACAAAAACTCCCCACCATGACGAACCAAGAGTGGGGAGCGAATATAGACAAGCGAACCCGAATCGTGTGTGATACTGGAATACGTGAAAGACGAAACGAGTAAACCTAATCCGCCAGAGCCTTCCGGCGGCGATGGTAAAGCCGTGGCCTATGGACTGATTGCCGGGGTGATGACCAGCATTATCTTTGGGTTCATTATGGACGATAAGGCCTTGGGGTTAGCTATCGGCGCAGGAGTTGGAATCACGCTAGGGGCAGCTTTCAGCGCGAAAAAACGCTCCAAATAACCCTGGTAAACAACTAGGACGCATCTACGAGCGTGCTTTCAACAACTGCTCCATAACCTCATCACCCGGAGCCGCACCTGAATAGTCGCTAGTGCAGTTAGCCCGCACAATCTCAAAAATCTCATACCAATACACGTTCGCCTGCTTACCAAACGACTGGGACATGGCAACGAATGGGGAAGCGATAGCAGCCCCCGTGGTCGGGTGCTTGCCGAGCAAACCAAACTTGGAGATCGCCTGCTCACACTGCACATAACGCGCGAACGCCTGCGCATAGGCCTCAATCAGACGCTTAGAAACAAACCTCGTGCAGCCACGCTCATCAAGCCAGCGCCACGTCTCCCGATACACCAAATCAGCACCTAAAGGTTTGCCATCGCGCTGAATCTCCGACAGATACTCGGCAGGCTCCGGCATCACCTCACCAGCAAGCACCGCGCCATCACCAACATCTGCGCCCTCGAAATCAAAAGGGGACGCTAGCGGATCTTCCAGGCGAGTAGCAGGCAGACCCTTAGCGAGTTTCTCACTCAGCGGGTCGGGTTTCGCGCCAGCCCTGACGCGGCGGCCGCCGCGGTTGGTGCCGTCCTTAGCCATTAAATCTTGCCTCCTTCCAGGCGGTTAGCCCGGTGATGGAGGGCTTGCGGGTTAATACCCTGTTTGAATCGGTCTTTTTGCGTACGGTTGGCCCCGCCCGCTGACCTGTCCCGAGGTCGTAGAGATTCGACGACCCTACCCCTCGTAAGGCTTTCGACGTTGCCACGTGTTCGGCAAACGCCAGGAGGGTAGGCAACTTTGAGGTGCGCGACGACAACCGCGACAGGGCGGAACGTGGCGAAGAATTCAGTAGGTGTAGACCCGAGGTTGTTGCCGCCACCGATCATCATCAAGCGCGCTCTGGCGCGAGTGGCAGGGCTTGCACAGCGAACGGAGGTTGTCGAAGTTGTGGGTGCCGCCGTGCTCAAGCGGGAGCACGTGGTGGACTTCCTGTGCGGGCGTGTACTTGCCATGCTCTAGGCAGTCTTCGCAAAGCGGATGGGCGGCGACGTAGGCGGCGCGGATCTTACGCCACCGCGCGCCGTAGCGGCGGTTGATCTTCGGATCACGCTGATACTTCCGATACCGGGCGTCCTCCGCCTTGGCATGGGCGTCGCAGTAGCGTTCACGGGTCAGTTCAGGGCATCCAGGGTGGGAACACGGGTACGCTGGCTTCACTGGCATCGCTGGCTCCTTCCCCCTGGATGTGGTGAAGCCCCAAGTTCCCGTGTGGGTTCTTGGGGCTTCTCCTAGTTTTCAACCACTTACATGTTCTCACACCGATATGCGGTTTTCTATCGCATGTTTCGGATACCGGCTAACGCTAGAGCTGTCCGTATAAGGCGGTGGCGAACCTGTCGAGGGCTCGGTTCTTGCGCCGATAGACCGTGTCACGCTCGACGTAGAAGTGATCGGCGATCATCGACACCTTCTCATCTTGTGTCCCCTCGCTGAGGAAGAAGCCTTCGAGGATGAAGCGGTCGTCTTCAGCGATGACTTCCCACGCAGGTAAGAACCAGTCCATGTACTGGCGGGCCTGTAGGTAGCGAGCCTTGTAGGCGTCGATTCGCTCAATGCTCGCGACGATCCTGTTCTCCGAAGCGTGGAGGTTGCCTGATGGTGGCGTGCCGTCCATGCGTGGGGATGCTGGGCTTGCCGCGTCAGCGTAAGCCGTCTTGATCTGCTCGTCGGTACTCTCGATGATCTGTTCCATCACCGCATAATCCTGTAGCGCTGCGATCGCGGCTTTCCTTGTGTCGAGGTATTTGGTCATCACATGCATGAGCTTGTCCTTTCAGTGGTTGTGATTTCTGCTGTGACCGCGTCAATCAACGCAGCCTGAGTGGCGTCTTTCGCATCAAGGGCTTTAAGGACGGCTTCATCGAGCGTCCCTTCAGAGATCAGGTGCGTGATGGTGACCGGCTCTAACTGTCCTTGCCGATAAAGGCGGGCATTCGTCTGCTGATAGAGTTCTAAACTCCACGTGAGCGAGAACCACACCAGCAGATGCCCACCGCTCTGGAGGTTTAGCCCGTGGCCAGCGCTCGCGGGGTGGATCAGCCCGAGGGTTATCTCGCCTCTGTTCCACGCCTCGATATCCGCGCTCGTTTTCAGTTCGCGAGCCTGTGGGAAGCGGGCGGTGATACGTTCGCGGTCGTGAGTGAACCAGTAGGCTACGAGCAGTGGGTTGCCGTTGGCTGCCTCGACGAGGTCTTCGAGGACGTCGAGCTTCCGCTCGTGAACCGCTGTCCACTGACCATCGCCGGTGTAGATCGCACCCGACGCCAACTGCAGCAACTTGCCCGACAATGCAGCAGCATTCGCAGCGTCGATTGTCGCCTCACCGAGGTCGAGGACAAGATCAGATTTCAACTGCTCATACACGCGTCGTTCTTTCGGATACAGCACCACAGGCATTGTCGTCACCGTCAGTTTTGGTAGCTGCAGGTGGTCGGTGGTTCTCATCGACAACGTCATGTCACCAATCGCCGCATAGATCTCATCCTCAGCACCCACGCGTGGCTTATAGGTAAAGACCTGCATCCCATTGCGCTTATCGGGCACAAACCACCGCTCACGATAACGAGTAATGAAACGACCCAAACGCTCGCCACCGTCGAGAAGACGGAACTGCGCCCACACATCCATCAGCCCGTTCGACGCTGGCGTTCCGGTCAGCCCAACCCAGCGTTTAACGTATGGTCGCATTTTCACCAAAGCCGTGAACCTCTTCGCCCGATGATTCTTGAACGAGGAGAGTTCGTCGATGATAACCATGTCGAACGGCCAGCTACCCCCGAGTTGGCTGATGAGCCATGGGATGTTTTCACGGTTGATGATGGTCACCATTGCAGACTTGGATAACGCTGCCAGCCGGTCTTGTTTGGTGCCAACAGCGACCGCGACGGTGAGCCCGTCAAGGTGATCCCACTTCGATATTTCGGCGGGCCAGGTGTCTCGGGCTACCCGAAGTGGTGCGATGACGAGGACTCGGTGGATGGTGAAGTAGTCGAGCATGAGCTGCCAGATCGCCGTCAACGTGATCACCGATTTGCCCAAACCCATCCCAAGGAAGATCGCGGCCTCGTGGTGGTCGATGATGTATTGGGTTGCGGTGGTTTGGTAGTTATGCGGCTGATAGTGCATCAAGCACCTCCTGTATGCCGTCAATCGAATCAACAACCAGAGCGGTGAAACCTTGCTGGCGGAGTTGGTTCATCCGGCGCACTTGGATTGGCCGTGGCTTCTTGCCTGATGCTTTGAGCTCGACGAAAACAGCCCGGTTTCTCGTCAGGCATATCCGGTCAGGTACACCCGTGGTTCCAGGGCAGACAAGCTTCCAGCACAAGCCGCCAGAGGCTTCAACGGCTTTCTTCAGTTGGTGTTCTATGGTTCGTTCGTTCATGGTCACTCCTTGAATGGTTTCTCAAGGGGTGCAGAGTGGTGCAGGGTATTTCCTAACCTTTTACATAGAGAAAAACACCATGTAATTTCACATGCGTAAGGTAGGAAAACGGGTTGCACCGGTCTGCACCCTCATAACTTTCAGCTGTTGAATTCGCTGGTCAGGGCCAGCCCGTAGACGCGGATACCGGACTTGGTTTTCTTGCGCTCGAATCCTGCTTGTTCGCATGCGGCGTTGAAGTCGACCATCGGGCGCGCCCATCCTGAGGTGTTTTGCGCCCACGCCCGATACGTCTGATAGAGGTCACCAGCCCTCTCCGATAATCCGTCCTCGACGTCGCACGAGTCCTCAAGGAACTGCGAGAACCAGTCGTTATCCTCCTTATATGCTTGCGAGGCTTGAACCACCTGAGGCGGCGGAGTGAGCTTGTATCCCTCACTGTGAATGAGGCGCGCTCCCTCCATGATCCAGGAAAGGATTGCTCCGCCAGCGTGTTCGTAGAGGTGGTCGGCATAGTTCTTCACATCCGTGTCGCCTTCGATGGTGGCGTTGAACGGGATGACGATCAGACGCCGCCAGATGCCTGCATCCATAGCTCCCACACGCGGCAAATGGTTCGTGTACAAGACCAGCGTGTGGGAGGGGGTGAAGGCGAAGGGGTCCTTGAACTTTTTCTCTGCCGAGATCTGATCGGTCGAAGCAAGCTGTTTGACGTTCGAGGTTGATAGGCGCATGCCTTCTTCGGTTTCGGCCGCGATCAAGAGACGTTTGCCTCTGGCTTCGGCGAGTTCGGGTTTGACGTTGCGACGCACCCCGACTGTGAGCGCGTCGGCTGAGATCGTGCCCGAATACGTCCCCAACACGCGGGCGATGGTGTTCCAGAACGTGGATTTGCCGTTTCGCCCGTCCCCGTAAGCGATGACGAGCGCTTCTACGAAAACCTGCCCGATCGCCGCCAACCCCACAATGCGCTGCACGTAACCAATCAACTCAGGATCTTTTTGGAAGAAGACGTCAAGCGCGTCGGCCCAGATCTGTGCACCCTCATCGCTGGGGCCGACAGCGGTCTGCTTAGTCAGCAGATCGGCGGGATTGTGCTCGTGGCTACTACTGTCGCGTAGATCCCAGGTACCTGCCGGGGTGTTGAGCTGGTAGGGGTCGACGTCGAGGTCACGGACACGTACCTGCAAGATCGGCCCGGCTTCTTTCAACGTGGCCGTGATATTGCGTGACAAACGCCTGGAGAGAACGAACTTGTGATAGTTTTTGGATTCATCCCACGCCTTGAATGCTGCGACTTGGGCGGGGTTGAGTTTTGCTAGGCCGCGGGCTTTCGATGAAGCCGATGCCATCACCACGTCAGCACCGGTAGAAACCATGTCTTGCCATGTTGTGGCGATAAGGTGTTGTGCTTCTTCGAGCTGGCGGCAGGTCAATTCCTGAACCACTCCTTGTGCGGACAGGTCGTTCTCATCCCACACGCCATGGTCGTAGACAAGCCACTTAGTAGCCAGTGAGTAGCGGATCTTGTTCGCATACTCGCCAGCCAATGTGTCTGCCTGACCGACATCGGAAAAATCATCCGGACGTAAACCTGCTAACGCCTCATACGCCTCTGGTGGTAGATAGCTCGGGTCGGAGGCGACCTTCGAAGCGAACCGGCACGCGCTATTCCAGATCGTCTGTAATTCTCCCTCGTTGAGCGGTGGTTCACAGAGGTTGGCTTTGCGGTCGAAGAGGTCTCGTGCTTGATCGGTCTGCCCGTAGCGGATGAGGACCCGCCCGGCGAAGCGCGAGAGCGTGGCATTACGGGAGCCTTCACCAATCACAAGAGTGGAAGCATCGAAGGCAGCAAATACGTCGATCTCGTCAGCGTTATCGAGCCAGTCGTCAAGAAACTGATCGCCCTCATGCGCCGTAACTTGTGGGTTAGGGGTGCCGTAGATGAAGCGACCGGCATCCAAAGCATTGCGATCAAAGAACGCGAACCGTGATGCGAGGCGGTGCTTGAGCCCCGCATAGTCGTCCGCGTTGCGTAATTCGTGGATTGGGAAGTAGACGTGGAAACGCGGCCTAGCCGAAAGCACGCCCTTCGGCTTCATGTGGTTGCGGGAGGTGGCGGTCATGAACTCCACGCCGAACATGAGCTCAGCGAGCTTTTCTGGTGTGATCCAGTCAGTTTGGGTTTCGGTGTGATCGTTATCGATATCCATCACCAAGCAATCCGAAGACATGAACGCTGCAGTTGAGCGGCGGTCATTGACATACGTGGCTGCCACGTGATCAAGGCCAGCGACCACGCTTAGTGATGCCACGTCCGTGATGGTGTGCTTGTTCGGGTAGTGGTTATTGTTCTGCACACCGGTAACCGCGGCAGCGAACAAGGTGAAAGGCGTGGTCATGGGGTGACCTCCTTGAAATCAGAATCGAAGTATTTGATGGGCAGGTCGAGGTCGCGTGCCCACCCGATCTCCAGGCGCATACCAGGGCTGACGTGACCCACGTATGCCCACAGGGCTTCGCATTTAGCGAGCAGCACTCGGTTGAAAAACATCGCCAGCTCGCGGGTGTCCGGGTCGGAGTCATCCATGAACTGTGGAAATAACAGATGCGGGGCGAACGGGATCTTGCCTGCCGCTACTGCGAGCTCGCAGAATTGGCGGGCGAGCTCAACGTTCGCCCCAGTGTCGCCCGAATACGGTGAGCAGATATAAACCAAGGGCCGGTAGCCGAACTGTTCGCGCTGGAGCTTCTTGAGCGCGTGGTAGCTCGTCAGGTCCAGATAGCCTTCGGTGTTTTTCTTCGAAAACCCAATATCGACTGTCGTGGCGCTCATGCCTGCACCTGACCTTCACGCTCAATGACCGGGAGGATGCCGAGCTGGTTCTTGAGCAGGTCGTAGATGAACAGACGTCCCTTCTGGGTCCAGTACATGTGGGTGCGGGTCTGGCCTTCGCCGTATTCGTGAGTCTTGGACTGGGTGTATCCCTGCTCGGCGAAGCGGGCGTAGAGGAACCACCGGCCCGACTGATGGAACTGCACGTGAGCATCACGCAGAATGCGGTTGAGCTTCTTCGCGGAGAGTCCGTAGTCCTTCGCAATCGCCGTCGTCGTCAACAACGAATCGGACTGCAGCACGACGTCGTAGTACGAGACTTTCGGTGCCGCTTCGAGCAAGGCTTGCTCTGCGGCGAGGCGCTTGGCTCGCTCGGCCCGCAGCGTGGCGATGGCATGCTCAAGGAACTCATCGTCAGCCAGCAGCTCGTCGATCGCGTAGAGGCCGTGGCGGCGAATCGTCGGTAGCACTTCATCGAACACCCAGGCTTCGAACTTCTGCGCTGCCGGGAGCTTTGAGGAGATGATGAGGCGATAGAGGTCACCTTCGGTAATGAAGCGGACCTGCTGGATTCCACCAGCGGTCTCAAGGGGGTGGTAATTTGCCACCCCCTTGCAGTGCAGCTTCACCGCGTTCGTCGGATCCTGGTAGCCGAGCGCGGTGGCGACATCCTTGCTGCAGAAAAGGATCTGACCATCATTGGTGATAGTGCGAATGGTGCCGAACACGTCGTTGGTGAATGATTGAATCTGGTTTCCCATGGCGGGGTTCCTTCCCGAGACCCCGTCGAGAAAAAGTCGTGCCGGTCGGCACAAGGGTTAAGGGCCTCACCCCACTGCCGACGAACCCGAAAGTGTTAAATCACGGGTACTCAATCGCTTCTCGTTCTGGCACGATTGGTGTTGAAGCCCCGGTGGAGCGCTATCTGTTAGAGCAATCTGGCAGGTATTCTCGCCGGGGCATAGACAAATTTCTCGAGTGCTCTGTGTGGAAGAACCATCGTTCTCTTGCTACAGCGGTGCCGACACGGTGGTCTTTTAGACAACATGACCGGTTCCGCTGCCCGCTTCGGTGGGAGCACAGGTCGGTTCTCGTTTCTTAGCGGTCTTGGATAAGCTTTCTTTTCTGATGGTGGTACTTCGCCGAGTTCTTGATTCTGTCGCTGTTTTCGCGGTATAGTGATTACCACTAGTACCGGCTCGCTTGTATCGGTTTCCGAGACAGGTCAGAGCCGGTCTTCATGTTTTTGGAAGCGGGTGGGCTGGTGGTCGATAAACCGTGGGCCAGTATCGATGAGCAGATTAATATCCTCACTCGTCGTGGCCTATTGGATGCCGGTGATTACCGCCGCGAGTTATCTACTGTCGGCTATTACCGGCTTTCGGGATACTCCTACCCGTTGCGCCAGTCAGCTCCCGAAGGCTCACCTCGGCGGCGTTTAGATCGTTTCGTTCCCGGCACACGTATGCATCACGCGGTTGAGCTGTACGAGTTTGACGAACAGCTGCGTCTTGCTGTGTGGCGGGCGCTATGCAAGCTGGAGGTGTGCCTGCGAGTTGACGTGGGGCACGTGCTGGGTGAGATCGATCCGTTCATTCACCTCGACCTCGAACGGATTTGGCCGTCAGGCGCAATGCATCGCCGTGCAGTACTGTTTACGCAGAAGCTAGCCCAAACGCAGTCGCGCTCTACAGAAGATTTCGTCATGCATTACAACCAGACCCACGATGGGCGTTTGCCGGTGTGGGTGGCCACCGAGATCCTCGAATTCGGACAACTCGTGACCCTGTTTTCGTTGGCTCCCTTCGAACAGCGTCGTCGCATTGCTGACAAGTACTTGGCACGTGCCGACGAGTTGGAATCATGGATGCGCACCGTGAATTTCATTCGTAACGTATGCGCCCATCACGCCAGACTATGGAACAAGCGACTCGTCATCCGTCCACTGGTCAAACACCGCCGCAGCGACCAAACGCTATCGGCCGTGACACATTCTTCAGGACGTATATACACCGCGTTGGTGCTCACCGCATTCCTCTTGAGACGAGGAAATTTCACCGCTGAAATACAGGCCATCAGCGACGTCCTAGACAGTTTCCCCACCGAAATTCCTGGCGTCGATCTAACGCACATAGGTGCCAGCCCCAGCTGGAAACAAGATCCCATCTGGACAATCAACAGCTAATCCTTACGGTAATAGGCGCACTCATACCCATCCGCATCCAACGGCAAACCTTCGACCCATGCTGGGAGCGTGGACATCAGCTCGCACGCGTCAGCAACGGTGAAGCCCGAGCCCAAGGGCTCGTCGATAACGATCTCGTCGTGAACATGCATCACAATCCGATGCCCGGCTTTGGCGACTGCGTGCATGCCGGTGACGAGCAGATCACGAGCGATCGCCTGCACGATATTCTCGACAAGTTTTCCACCGTAGGTTTCGAGCTGTCCCCAACGTCTGGCTGCGGTGGTGCCGGTGTAGGTGATGGAGGTGCCGCCCCACCTGTTCTCACCCAGACGCGGCTGGACGTAGGCAAGCCGTCTACCGGAGGGCAGTTCGATGAAGAGAATCCCAGACTCAACGCTAAAGCGCAGGTTCCGCAGGCGAAGCGGCTGGCGCGACATGATCGCAGCAATCACGGCTTCTTCAACATCTGCCCAGAGTTGGACGATGTGTGGGTTAGCTTGCCGCCATGCGTCAACGATGGGTTTGAGCTCGTGTTCGGCGAGTCCCATGGTGAGTGCTCCCATGGCTTTGAGAGCGCCGACGGAGCCGCCATAACCACAGGCGAGCACCGCAATCTTCCCCTTCTGACGAAGCTCACCATTAACGCCGTGCTTCTCTACTGGGACGCCGAACATGCGGGAAGCGGTTTCGCAGTAGAGGTCTTTACCTTCACGGAAGGCGTCCAGGGTGGTTGTTTCTCCTGCGAGCCAGGCGATGACGCGCGCCTCAATCGCAGAAAAGTCCGCCACAATAAACCGGCACCCAGGGCTGGGAATGAACGCCGTGCGAATCAACTGACTCAAGGTGTCTGGTACAGATTCGTAGAGCAGCTCAAGTGCGTCGAGGTTGCCTGTTCTGACGAGCGTTCGTGCTTGGTCGAGGTCAGATAGATAGTTTCTTGGGAGGTTTTGGACTTGGACGAGGCGTCCGGCGAAGCGTCCGGTGCGTCCTGCTCCGTAGAACTGGATAAGACCGCGCGCACGGCCATCGGTTCCGGCGACGTTTCGCATAGCTTGGTATTTCTTGACGCTTTATTTTGCTAGATCGCCGCGCAGTTCGAGGACTTCTTTCACCTCGCCAGTGGCGGTATCGAGGGCGGCATCGACCTCGGCTTTCGCTAGTGATTCGAGTTCGCAGCCGCGCGATGCGAGCCATTGTTTGAGTTGGATGGGCGAGTTCGGATTCTCCAACCCAGTCAATGTCTGTGCCCGAGCGAGTGTGGCGTTGCGGTGGTGCTCGTCCACGGCAACGGCATTATCGACGAGCGTGTGGTCGAGAAGAATCCCGGCATCATTAATGCGTTGGTCAAGAGCGTAGGTGTCCCATTCGGCCTCGGGCATCGGAAAAGACGCCAGTCTGTCGTGGATGGCGAGCTCGACTTCGACGTCACGCCGGTTGTAGTCGATGAACCGTGCCCACCCGGTTGGGTCAGCTGATGGTGGATTCCTGTGTTTGCCGCCGTTCAGAACTGAGGGTGTGGCGGGTGTGCAGAACTGCTTGATCAGCTTCTTGCCTACTGTGTCTTTTTGGACGTCGAGTTTGAGGACGGTGGCTACTGCGTCGAGGCTCATCGGCAGACCGAGATAAGCCGACCAGATCATGGTGCAGCGCCACTGCCTTGGGCCAAGAAACCCATCAGCGAGAAGCTCTGGATGATGCGCTCGTAGCCAAGCGGACAGGCAGACTCGTTCGAAGGCGGCGTTATGCGCCCACTTCACGACGGATGGATCAACTAAAGCCGCCAGAACCTCGTCGGGCATTGATTGTCCGTTGGCGAGATCCACCATTTCGACTGGACCGCCGTCAATCGAATAGCCGAACAGGAGCAGCTCGAAGTCTGGGTGCTCGGCATACGGGTAAAGACCCGTCTTAGCGAGCTGGACGGGACTGAAAGATTCAATATCGCAGAAGAGTGTTCGCATGACGAGGTTCCTTTCACATAGAGGAAAAGTGGAGGGAACCAACAAGATGTGCTGATTCCCTCCACGTGTGGGGATGGTTAGTTCAGGAAATCGTCATCAGCGGCGAAGACACCGAAGTCGGTCTCAGCGGAAACTCGTCCACCGCCAAGGCTCTCGCCGTCACGGGTCTTTTGGATATTGCCCAGTGCGCAGGCGATGCCTCGGTTGCCGTTTGTGTTGAACGCATAGAAGGACAGGGATACGCGTGCGTAGCAGCCCGAGTACACTTCGGCGCGGTCGAGGATCGGGGCGACGCTCTGATCGACGATCTGCGGAGCGGTCAGGGAGTTGGCGTTGAGGAAGTAGGCACCCTTGTAGGCTTCGTCGTCACGCTCAATATCCCCATCGCGCAGCGGCAACTTGAGGGCGGCCTTGTTGGGGCGCTTGCCACCAAACTTCCCGATACCTGCTTCGATGGCTACATCCACGGCCTTCTCGATCGCCGCAATCGTGGCAGTATCGGACTTCGGGATAATTAGGGAGACGGAGTACTTCGGTTTGCCTCCCTGGATGGAGTTCGGCTCCCACACGTGTGCGTAGGACAGCCGGACTTCGCCGGTCACAATACGAGTTGTGTTAGTCGTTGACATAATCATTCTTCTTTCTACTAGTTACTTGTTTGGTTGAAAATCGGTGGCCGCACTCACCAGGTCAAGCGCTGGCCGCTTATCGGATGCAGGAACCAACGTGGGTTTTCCTGCAGGCTTGGTCACGAGGTCACCGAGGATCTCGTTGAAGGCGGGTTTACCCATGAGGCGTTCCATCGCTGTGAGGGTGATGAGCTTGCGGTCATAGATGTCCCTATAGCCAGCCGCCTCAGCCGCTGCAGCGACATCGGTTTCGGAGGTGTATTTGCGTATCGACCGTCCGGCTACGAGCTTGAACCCCTCAAAGACCACGCCCTGGTTGACGGCCTTGGAAAGGGCGTAGGCTTCCACGTCCGACGCCCAGGTTTTGAGCTGTGGAATCCGCGTGAGCACGTCGGCAATCTCGCTGTCGGACAGTTCTGCTGGTGGGACGAACTCGTGCTTTGCAAGGGCGAGGTTGGCTTCCGCTCGCGCCCGACACGTGGGTGCAATCTTGCAGAACTGACACCACGAGCCCGGACAAAACTCGCCCTCGCCAGCCGCTGCCAGCTCAGCCTTCGGCTTCACCTCTGCCTCAGCCCACGCTTCGAGGTCGGCGACGGGGATTTCCCAGGTGTCGACGTTGCCCCGGCGCGGTTGGTAGATCGTCACCGCTACGCGCTCGATGTCGTACAGGTCGCCGAAAGTGTGAAGGGCTCCGAGAGCGTAGAGCATCAACTGGGGATTACGCTCAGCCTCAACCAACACACCTTGCCCGTATTTGAGATCAATGATCTGCAAGGTGGGTTCGGCGATGATCACGCAATCCCCGGTGCCAAAACCTCCCGGAACCACATGGCTGAAATCTAGGCGTTGCTCGATCAGCACCTGCGGATCACCACAGGATTCTTGGGCGATGGAGATGCGTTCTTGGACGAACGCCACATAGTCGTCCGTGAGGATTTCCATCTCGTCATCAACCCAAGTTGAGACTGGCCGCTTCGAGCGCTGCTTCAAAGCGCGACGGAGCTTGTGCTCAGCCAGTGCATGGGCGGCGGTGCCTTGCTCGGCAGCCGCAGACGTGGATTCTGGCTCATCGGATTCGAGGCACGCTGAGGGTGTGCAGTTGAGCCACCTGTAAGCACCAGAAGCTGAGAGGAGTGCGTGATCAGACGGTGCCATCAGCAATCTCCTTCGCTCGATCCAGCAGCCAGCCGAACTTCGCCGGATCCACCGCTGAGAGCTTGTCCGCACCAGCCTCGACGATCAGCTCACGAACCTTTGCCGTGTGACCTTGCGCTGAGAGCTCGGAAAGAAAAGCACGTACTTCTTCCAACGTCACCGTCGGTTCAGGTTCAACCTCTGGCTCGTCCGCAAGTAGTTCTGGCTGGGCGTGCGTGGCTGGGATGGTTTCGAAGGGTTCCTTGATCTGCAGGGCAAGCTCCGGGCGTTCACCAGGCATTCCTGCGTGGTCTTCGAAGCTCTCCTCAACGATCTGCTGAGCCCGCGCAAGCAAATCAGCGAGCGATCGCATCGTCTGGTTTCCATCACGAATGAAGGCGTTAATTTCCGGCATCATCATTTGGATTCACCCGCCTTGAGAGCATCGGCCAGGGCCATGAGGTCGTCATCGGTGTTTTCGGTGATGTCGATCTGCTTGACCGAGTCACCGGGAACGAGAATCATGACTTTGCGTGGGGTACCAAGCAGTAGGCGCATGAGCCGTTCACGCAGCGTCACATTCTTGGTGGCGACGATTCCGGGGTTGTCAGGGATATGCCGGGCAATATGAAGCTTGAGACTATGTCGAGCCATCGGGCTTACCTTTCTTCCTCATTTGCGGGAGCAGCCCGGTTGGCTTCTCCCTTCACCCCACTGCCGACACCGCTCGAAGTGTTAAATCGGGCCTCCTCAACCGCCTGCCGGATCAGCGGTTTTACCTCTGCCACCAGCTGCGATACCCGAGCACGGGTCAACCCCATATCGCGCGCCACCTGCGCCTGATTGAGCTTGTCGGTTGCAAGCAGACGCGTCATCACCTCACGATGCTGCGAATCCAAACCAGCGATGACGTCACGCATCACCTCGAGATCACAGGCACGCTCGACACTGTCCTCGCGTTCGATGACCTGGTCTTCAGCGCTGATACCCGGTGAAGCAGGGTCAAGATCGATCTCGAGCATCTGCTCATACGAAAACGGCTTGTTATTCGGGACGCGGCATCCACGTCGAGGACCGCACCCAGCCCCACACGTACATTTCTTCTTACCCTTGCCGCGATCGGCGCGAACCGCCTGATGCGTGGCCGCTTCCTCTGCGTTCCACAACTCGTCCAGAATCTTCTGCGGCGTGCAGGGCTTAACCTGGTAGAGCGGAACACCAGTAGCGGCGGCACGTTGCTCACGGTTGGTCGCGATCATGAGAGCGAACTCGCCAGGGTCAATGTCGAAAGTGTCAGTGATGGACTCGTTCTTGTTGTTATCTGCTTCGTGCTTGAAGGTGACCTTCATCGAAGGATCTCCATTTCTCCGGGAATCCCGGTGATTTGGAGACCTGATCTGTTTGGCTCAGATCACTGGTGAGAACTACTTGGAAGACAACAAAGGCGAGCCACCCCACCCAGCCCTCAGCAAAGAGGGGTTGGGTGCGGTGACCCGCCGAGCGCTCCCAGAGCAGGTCTCACTAGTGGTTCATTTGTCTACAACCACAGCCAGCACTCGCTGTGGAGGTCGCTCATCCGCCAGATGAGCTCCCGAACAATCACGCTCAGGCTTCGGAGAACGTCAGTACCGGTGGCCACCAGCACTACCGCCTCCACCTGTTCTGGTGCGAGAAGCACTCACACCAGAGCAGGAGTGATTGCGGCTACTTGCCGCGCTTGGATGGCTTGGCCTGCGCCAACGCTGACGCAGCCACGGACTTCGAGTCCTTGCCATAACGGCCATCGGTCAGAATCTTCGATGCCTTGGACGCCACCTTCGCGGACGTCTGCTTACGGTTCCTTCCCATGTGCTTCACCTCCTTCGCTACGATCAGGGCACCCACCACCAGTTGGTGCGTGTTCGTGAGCGTTAGCGCGAGTCGGTGTGCGATAATGAGATGACAGTTGCTCGTCTCGTCGGCTCGTGTTTTGCTCACACTTCAATCAAAGTGGACGAATTTTCTAGACGACGGACGATGAAAGGGCAGGAATTTCTAGATCTTCCAGAGTTTCTTCTAGAAGATGCGTGGCGGAGGTGGATCATTGACCCTGAGCGCCTTTTGCCGCGCAATTTACAAGCCAAAAGCTCCGATAAAATCGCAGAGTAAGTTCGTACGCGCAGTTTTTGAGGCAGCAGGAAGCGCCGCAGTCTATTCCACTTCGTACTGGACGGCGCTCTTTCGCGGCGACCAAGAACTGTCCGACCCGCTACGTGATTCGATGCCAGAGCAGATCAACAAACAGTCGCTGCTGAGCTTTCTTAGTGAGCACTTAACGCCGTCCACTAGCACGAGGCACACATTGGGTGACCGCTGCCAAGAAGTCGGCAAAGACACCGGACTGCCCTCAACCCTCACTATCGAACCAGAAGCATTCATTTGGGCACTCACTGACTGGTTTGATGCGATCATCCATGACCCAGACCATTGCGATGTCCTCGAACACTGCTACCGACTTCGCCTTGAAGACCAGGAACCAGAAGAAATAAACCCCGCGCCGCAGCCGCTCTATCAAGGAGATCGCGTCGACGTGACAGAACCGCCCGCACTGCAAAAACACAAGCCAGGATTTTGGACCGAGTTCACTCACACCTGGACATTGCGCAACGTGGGCAGCATCAACTGGACCAACCGGACACTCATCTGTACGAATCCAACAGACCCGCGACTACGACCCGTCGGCACCACGCAAATCAGCATTCCTGACAGCCCACCGGCGACAGCGAAGTTCATCAAGATTTCTTGCACGTTTCGGGCGCAAGGCTATGAAGGTGCTGCCTCAAGCCACTGGGAAATGCATAACGCGGATGGCGAGAACTGCTTTCCACAAGAAGGCACGACCTTCAATGTCGATGCCACAGTTATTAACCCGGATCTTCACGCGATAAGGCAGGAACGATGAGCGAAGCTGAATTAGAAAACTGGGTCACCATGAAAGAAGCGCAAACTCACCTCGGTGTGCGCCGGGAAACCATCACGAAATGGATCGCGACGCACAATCTTCCCGCCTACAAGGTCGGCAGGGTGTGGAAGTTCAAACTCTCAGAAATCGACGAATGGGTCCGCACCGGTCAAGCCGCAGAAGAACCACATCCCAACAATACTCACGAGCCTAAGGAGGAACGCTAA